GGGAAAACTCCTTAATGAGATGTGCGGGCCTAAATTCGATGAATATCACCGAAGATGGGCTTCAACACTGAGGAAAAGGATTAAATCATTTTTATCAGGGTTTCATGATCCCCTCTGGTCGAAACACCAGTTGGGTCAGATGTCCGAAACTCTAGTGGGACCACTAGAGCAAGGGAGGGAGTCAAGAACACTCAAATATGAGGCTCGTGACCCGAAAGTGCGTGCTGAAAGATTCTTTCAGATATTACGTACTATCGACGGGACTTTCCTACAGTTAAACCTAGGAAATCTCGGTTTGGCATGGACTTGGGAATTATTCGACAAGTTCGTGCTTAGTCAAATAAATCAACACTTATGTGATGAATTTGTTGACGGGACAATCTACGACCAAACAGTCTTAGATCAACCTACTTACTACGAAAGGCTTAAAGCCTTTCGCGGACAAGTAAAGGAATGTTTCCTAAGAAACTTAGGATTCCCTTCCTTAAACGGAGAAACCTCCATTTTCCGTGGTCAATTAAGACTCTTAACTGATCTACCGGAAGGACATTATCGCACCCAATTGGGTGGAATAATGATCCAGACAAGAGGTTGTGGAACACCACCTCCTATTGTCTCGTTGAAATCAAAAATGAAATTTTTGAAGACAGCGTCAGCTGGTTCTGAACCTCTAAAGAGGTCACAACTCCAGCTAGTCAGTATTCTACTGAGGAAAATCCTCAATGGAATCCCTGATCACATCTTCACTGGGTTAACAACCAAGGCAGGTGTGAGTCCAACAACCTCTGCATGCTTTGAGAATCTCAGAGAAGAGGGTGGAACCTCCGAACACATTCGAACGATTGTGCGAGAAGGTCGGCTTGGTCGAAATGTTAAGATACTTAACTTAGACACAAGTGAATTCGTTTCTTTTAAATCATTAGAAGAAATCGGAATTGGGTCGTACATCTTTTGGCGTTGCCTAGAAGAAGTACTCTCCATGACACCAGAAGAACTCAGAGAGGCTAAGGTTGTCATGATTGATGAACCCGGAAAGTCACGAACCGTGACTAAGGGTCATGCCGCATTAAAATGTATCTTAGATACTATTAATGGGATCTGCTCCTATCCCCTTAAAAAGGGAGTAGAAAGCAGTGCATCCGGAATGGGTAAATCCAATCACGGATGGAATTCCTTCGTTTCATTTTATGAAGAAAAAGAATTCCGAGACATGGTTTTCAAGATAAAATCGAGAATAACCAGTCCCCACTCAATTGGTATCGACCAAGTCGAATACCAGTATGAGAGATGCTGGACGTCCTTTACGGACTACAGCGAGGCTACGGATAAGATGGATCATAAGATCAGCTCATTCATAGCGGAGCAATGGATGCTAAAATGTGGCATTCCAGAACTCTTACGAGGAATCGTGCATGAAACATGTTATAAACCTCGGAAAATCTACTTTAATGCCACAGGCATACTGTCAGATTTAGGTATATGGGACAAATCAAAAGAAATGTTCTATATAACCCTTCGCCGTGGGATCCTCATGGGGGACCCATTGACGAAGGTGTGCTTGCATCTTGATAACAAGATTGCAAGAGACACAGCAAGTATATTATCGGTATCCGATAATCCACTTGACTTGCTATCAGAATACTCTGGCATCGCCAAAGAAGCTGTAGCTCGCTCCTTAAGTAGGACATTCCTACGAACGGAGACGACCGTGGTCTGAGCAGAATCTGCTTTCACCACGAGTAACGTAACTGCGGAAATACATCCGACACATT